CACGCGCGTGAGCCGCAGCCGCCCCTCAGCCGCAGCCGGCGGCAGAGGCTTGCCAGCCGCGAGCGCGGTGTACACGTCGACGGCTGGGCGCCGGTAGACGACGCGCGGGTCGACGCCGCGAGCACCGCGTATCTCGTCCTGGTCGATGGACGGGAGGACGACCTTCCAACCGAGCTCGCGGGCGCACTGGGCGAGGTATGCGCGCGTCAGATCAGCTATGCGGAGCTGGCCTGCGGTCACTCTGGGGGTGATCGCTTGAATCATGTCCTCGACGGCGCTGGCCCTGTAGTGCGGGAGCGAGTCCCAGTAGGCCTGTCCGAAGGCGGTGATCTGCTGTCGGATTGCGTGGACCTGGCTGTCATACGCCTCAGTGAGGCGGTTGAGCGAGTCCAGGTCCGGCATTGTTACTTCTCCTCGAGTGTCGCTGACTGTGTCTCTGGGAGCCTGAGCGCGACGGGGACGGCGCCCGTGAATCGGATTCCGTCGAGGCCGACGACCTCCGACGCTAATTCAGGAGCGACGCCGGCGCGGATCGCCGTGCCGAGGGCGTCAAACCTGAGTTTCAGGTCTGCTGGGTCTCCCCCCCCGTACCCGGGGTTGCAGCTTCGTCTGTCAGCTGCGGCTGCGGCTTGTCTTGGAGCGCGAATGCCAACGCGATCTGTTCCTCAGCACGGCGTTGCTTGTCCTGTGCGATCTGCTCGGGGCTGTAGCCGAGGATGTTGCGCTGGATCGTCTCCAACGCTTCGCCGGCGTTGCGTGCCTGGACGGCCGCAGCGTATTTCTCCGTGAGGGAGACAGCGTGCGGCGGGACGAACAGAACCTCCACGGTCTCTGCCTCGTCTAGCGCGTATCCCTCGACCGCGAGCGCCTTGACGATGAGGTAGGCGAGCGCGGGCTTGAAACGTTCGATCCTGTCGCCTGCCTTGGAGAGGAGGGCCTTCTGGGGTTGCTCGGCTCCCGCCGCCGACTGGTTTGCGGAGTCCGGGAGCATGATCGAGAGGGGCGTTGAGGTCTCGGCGGCCAATTCGCGCCAGTCGTCCTTGGTCGCGTTGAGAATCTCGGTGATCTGGGTTTGCGAGGACTCCCAGATTTCCACACCCGGGGGCAGCTCCCACAGGGCTGCGGGCGAGGGCTCGAAGATCGCCTGGTAGTCGATCGCGTTCCCGGACTCGTCCTCGGCCGGCAGACCTGCCGATCCCTCAGCAGACTTCAGTGCTCGCTGCCGGAAGGCCTGCATCGAGATAATGACCAAGCGCTGCAACGTCTGCCAGTTGATGCGGTCGATGAGGTCGAGCACGTGCTCGAACTCGCCCATCCCGAACCTGTTCTCGAGGACCACGACCGGGGGCGCGCCCTCGAAGGGCTGGACGCCACCGAGATCGAGTCGCCAGTCCCCGGACACCCGAGAGATCAGCTGCCGCGACTTGTCGTAGGCCGAGCGCGTGTAGGACATGCGCAGGCCCGGAGTCCACATCACGAGGTGGTCGAGGCCGGCCGCCTGGTCACGCCAGACCTTCACGGCCGCGAGCGCGCGCCAGGGGCGGACCGGGTCAGGCTCGACGTACATGTGTTCGGGACGCTCGTAGGTGACACACGCTCGGCCGTCTTCGTCCTGGGTGACCAGGAGATAGCCGTGGCCGAGGGTGGCCGCGTCCCAGATCGCGTCCGAGAAGACCACTTTGAGGCGGTTGTCGCGCCAGATGCGCGCCGCTGCCTGCGCGGCAGGGCTGTCCTCACTGGCTCCGACCGTTACCCCGTTAGGGATGAGACGATCCACGAGCGCGGACACGACGAGCTTGCCCGGGTTGGTGCGCGCACGTCGCTGGAACTTCAGCCACGCCTTCGCGAGATTCGGTCCCATCTCCGGCAGGGGAGATGAACCGTTGGTGTATGAACGCAGGAGGTCCGTTCGCGGACGCTCCTTGTCCATCTTTGCAGTGAGGTAGGCGAGCCATTCCTCGGGCGTTTTCGTCATGAGGTGGGGCCTCCTCCCCCAGTGCGTGTTAGTAGAGCCGCCTCGGTGCGCGGCGGCTGGTTTGCTTGGCTGCACCCTTGCCGACGGCGTCGAGTCCGGCCGTGTAGGCGAACATGGCGCCCCAGGCGGCGTCAATCTTCGAGTAGTCCTGATCGTCCGCCGGCTTCACAAGGACGTACCCCGATTGCCTGGGCGACTTGCGGGCGTTGAGCAGGTGAGCCGTCATTGTCGGGTCACCGTCGTAGGTAATTAGACCCTGGTGGATCGCGGACAAGAGTTGCGCGAAGTTCTCGCAGGTCTTGGCAACGTTTCGCTGCGGGTACCGGATCGGCTCGGACGCGCTGATCTTGGCTCGCAGGCGGCGCGAGTAGCGCGCCTCCCAGCCCTTCACGTCCTGAGCCCATCCCGCCGACGGGTCCGCATAGAACCCCACGACGTTGAATCGCTCGAAGGCCTCACGGACAGTCTGTTCCACTTCGAGGCGGGGCGGCTGCCAGCCTTCGCCTGCGGGGCCGTCTGGCTGGCTCCAAATCCCGACCTTGAACAGGTGACGCTGCGTCACCGAGTAGCCGATCAGGACCGTGGCATCTGCAATGCCGATCTTCCGGCCTTCGGAGCCGTCGAAGCCGAGCGTGATCGGCTCGGTGGAGCTGATCTGCTTCGTGTGGTCTTCGATAGCTCGCAGCTCGGGCATCGTGAGCCATGCGTCCGACGCCGAGGTGATTTGGTTGAGGAAGTCCGAGCACATCCCCGCGGGATCGTTGTCCGGGTGCCAGAAGCTGTCCGCTATTCGCTCCAAGTCCACCCAGCCGGGTTCGCACTCGGGTTCGTGGATTGCGCATCCGCGCGGGTCGGCTGCCGAGTCTCCGTAGGCGATGCGCAAGCCGTTGAGGAGCGATTCACGGTCGGAGATGTCGGTGTCGAGCGGGGCCTCGCGGTGGTCGTAGTACAGACCCCGCGCGGCTTCAGGCTTGACTTTGCCTGCCTGGATCAGCTCGTAGAATCGCGCCGTCGTTTCCGCGACCGAGCGCTCACCGATCGTGTAGGCGTTGGGGGTCTCAATCGTTAAGCCCCCGAGTTTGTCGGCATTCGAGCGTAAGGTCTTCGCCAGCTTCGGGCCACCGTTCGACGGCAGCCACGTCTCTGTCTGGTCCATGACCGCCATAACGGCTTTCGCCCCTTTGACGGACGTCGCGGACGACGTGCGCTTTTCGATGCGGCCGCGACGCAGAGCCACGAACGAATCCATGGGGTCGAGACCATACTCCGATTCAGCCGGAGAACCGCGCAGCATTTCCAGTAGCGGGTCCCAGGTGTTCGCCGTCTGGTCATCCGTCGTCGCCGTGACCTGCACGATAGGGGTCCTCCGTGTCGACCACGGGACACCGACCGGCTGGCCTTCCGAATCCCACCCGTCGCACAGCACGGGTCCCATAGCCTCAGCACAGCAGATCGCTGCGAGAAACGGGCTCTTGCCCCACCCACGCGGACGCGAGAGCACCGCGCGTTGCTTGACTCGACGGCCCGTGTCCGGGTCCAGCTCATACAGCCTCGCGAGGAACTCAATCTGCTCCTGCGTCGGCACGAAGGGAACCTGCTCCTCGCTTTCGTCGTCACGGTCTGGCATGAGGAGAAACTCCATCATCCAGTCCGCAACGTCGTATCCGAGCGTCGGGAACTCGTCGTCCTCGTCGATCGGTTGCCAGGGCACGCTACACCGCCCTCAGTTTCTTCTGCCGTCTGCGCGCACGCGCAGAAACGGGCACCACATCATCAATGGCGCTGTCGGCGTCGTCTTCGAGGGTATCGGCCACCGCGAACTGAATCCGGAGCCTGGCACGGTCCTCGGGCGTGGCCCCGAACTTCGCGACACGTAGCCTGAGTTCTGCGGCAACTCGGTGATCGCCCTTCCAGTACAGCGCGTGCAGGTACGCGGTGTCGAGCAGGAATGACCAGTCTGTTTCCGTGTACTCCGCGCTGAGCGGGGATTCTCCCCACATCTTCCACCAGCGGCGAGTCACCGTCGGCCATGTGAAGCGCTTCTTCCTCGGCTTGCCGTTCTCGTCGAGGACAACTTGCTCGATGACCGGCAGCGACGGCTGCTCGACAGGTTGCGCCGTGATGATGCGCAGGATTTGAGGGTCCTTGTTCCGCCGAGCTCGCGAGCCCTTCGGCTTCGGCGCGGGTCCGCGACCAGCCATAACCACCCCCGCCTATCCGCAGACTACCAACGAATTATCCGTTACACTAGGAGGCGTGAGGACATGCGAACACTGCTCGGCTCCGCTCAAACCCTGGGCGCGCGCCGACGCACGCTTCTGCTCAACCCGATGCCGAGTCGCTCACCACCGCGCCACACAGACGCACGCCCCGAGAGCGCTGCCCACCGAGCTCATCAACCGCCCCCGATGGGTCAACCACATCAACAAGCGCCCACTGTGCTCGCGTACCGGCCGTTGGGCTTCAGTTACTGACCCGAGCACATGGAGCACTCACGCGGCCGCGAGCGCGACGGGCGCTCCCCTGGGGTTCGTCCTCGGGGACGGCATCGGCTGTATCGACCTCGACGGGTGCCTCGATGAGCATGGCATCCCCAACGAGGCCGCTCGCGCTCTTCTTGCGTACTACGAAGGCTCCTACGTTGAGGTCTCGCCGTCTGGGCGTGGGCTGCACATCTGGGGGACGGCCGTCCCGCAGCGTGGCTTCAAGCGCATGTGGCGTGGGCAGCGGATCGAGTTCTATTCGCAGGGGCGATACATCACCGTCACGGAGAATGTGTACCAGGACGGTACCCTAGCACCCCTCTAAATTCCCCCATGCCCTCACCCCGCCGCCCGGCGTTTGCGTTGCTAGTTCAACGCTTGTTGGCAGTTGATATTTCCCCAGACCCGTACAAACAAAAATCGACAGCTCTTGACGGTGTTCTGGTTGGGTGGGGAGGGGGTCCTTGGTGGGGGTCTAGTCGATGAGGCCGGGATGCTTGCGCTTGCGTGGGGCGTTTCGTGCCCGCTCTGCGGCTAATGCGGCCGCGGCTTCTCGCTGAGTCTTGCGCTTGTGATGCCACGAGCACAACCACTGCAAGTTCGTCGCTCGATGATCGTCACCAGGTGTGATGTGGTCGCACTCGGCACCAGCTGCAGGGCAGCGCGTCCCGTCATGCAGGAGTGCTTCGCACCTGCCTCCTGCGCGGGCTCGGACGAAGGCGCGGCGCTCGTCCCAGTCAGGCGGGAGCCGCGACGCGCGATCGCTCGATGTCCACGCCATGACGCTTCATCCTCTCGGAGCTCGCCGGTCCGGCGGGTACGCGAAAGCCCCGGACGGTTATCCGCCTCGGGGCTTGTTCGACACTTCTGCCGTTGGCACAGATGTTACAACTGCCATGCGGCGCTGTCAATCAACCTGCACCTGGTTTGCGTGTCGTGTCGTGCAGCGGCGGCGCGACGAGGCCGCAGCCTCTAGCACGTCCTCGACGGCGACCCATACGGAGCCGCCGACCTTGACCGACCGCACCCGGCCCGCAGCCGCCCACACCCGGACGGTTGACGCGGGGAGGCCGGGCACATGCTTCGGCACATCGCACTGTCGTTCCCACTCCTCCCCCGCGACGATCATGCCGAGGTCTCCTCGGTCTTTGCTGACATGCGAGCGACCAGGACCGACCAGGCGCGCAGTCGTTCCCAGTCCTGGGAGGACAGGACGCGCCCGCAGGAGATGCGCGAGCAGGTCACCTGTTCTTGCCCGCCGACGACTCGGACGGGCGTGACCACGAGCGAGTAGGCGTTGCACGACGGGCAGGCGATGTCCTGCACGCGCCGCTCTGGTTCCTCGACTGCCCACCTCGCGCGTGCGCCGGCATCGAGCCTGGCCAGGTCGGCGAGCATCTCGGGCGCCCACGGGGCGGCCGCGACACGGTCGAGCAGCGGGTCAATCCAGCGAACGAGCTCAGTCAGCGCCGCAGGGACACGGATGCCGACCGGCTCTGCCTCCACGAGGTACGCCTCGCCCGTCTCCGCGTCGATCTTGCGACCAGGGCTCGACCACCACAGGCCGGACGGCCGAGGAGCCTCCACGCCGATGTGCTCGCCTGCCTGGATACACCACGAGGCCAGCGCCGCCGCGAGCTCGTCGGCAGCTGCCCGCTGCTGCGGGTACAGCGAGGACGAGCCAGGCGGGCGACCACCGCCAGAGGATGAGACAGCCGAGGGCGCGTCGTCCCCGCTCATCAGCTCGTCGACGAGTGCCGGCATCGTGCGCACGACGGCTTGGAGTCTCCCCCAGCAGCGGGCGCATAAGACACCGACGTAGGCCGGACTCGGGGCGCAGCCTCGGCACGAGTCATCCTGGCAGTCAGGAAGATGCTCACCAGGCGCGGCGCACCCGGATGAGCACACGCGGTTCAGCATGGCTCCTCCTCAAGGCAGAATCGGCAGGGCACGTCGGCCCCATGGATCGGGCACACGGCTTCCTCGTCCCCCCGGGGGCGGCCCACG